CTATTGTTTTCTACTATTTTTTACACGTTTTTGCACGATACTTTGCACGATTAGAACAAGCGCAAATCTTTTATTTAAAAGGATTTGTTGTAATTCCGAATATGAAATTTGCATCGATATTATATAGCTTTATTATTATTTCAATCTGTTCTGCAGTAAAATGATATGATCGATTCCGCTTGTCCTGATTCTTAACATTAGAGAACCAGGATTTCGGAATTCCAGTTTGTTCATAAAATTCTTTTATATATTCAATCTTCCTGTAACTTTTAAGTATTTCAGGAAGTTTCAATATTTGGCGATCAGATGTCAACATTTATTTTATTTCTTTTCCTGTCAAATCATATTTATAAATCTGCATTCCTTCTTTTTCAATCCCCATATCATTTTTTGCATAATACCACAGAACAATTTTCCAAGATGATTCCAGTTTTGTAACATTTACCGATGTTGGAACATAAGTAACTGGATTTTTTAGTTTAAATTTTGCAAGCCAAATAGTCTGATCTAAATTGATGTTTATTTTGCCTAAATCACTTTCAGTTGGCTCATAATTACCAAAATTTGCTTTTAAAGAAACTTTAACATCTTCCTTTTTTCCGTTTTTTAAAACAGTTTCTTTTTCAATTAAAAAAGTTCCAGAGTCTGTTTTTTTTATATCCGCTGCAAAAACATATTCTGGATACTTTTTCTTTACTTGTTGAGTTTCTGTTTTAACTTCTTGTGATTGAGAAAACAGAAATGTTGATGCGAATAACGCAAGAAATAAAATTGATTTTTTCATTGTATTTATTTTAATAGAAAATATTAAAGTCTCTACTTATTAATTTTACTACATTTCCAATTATGTAGCAGTCTTTGAGGTTTATTGTAAAATCAGGATATAATGATTTATCAGGATTCCATGAATGTAACACAACTTCACCTGTATCTGGATTATGGGATTTTACTTCCTTTATTAAGTTGCCTTTTTCGTTATGAAGGAAATAAAACACATTCCAATCATTTAAATGTAATTTGTTTTTCCAAAGATCCCTTGGAATATCCCGGGCTAAATACCAATCCTTATCCAAAAGAGCTTTATTCGTATTATCATTCATACTATCTCCAACTGCTTCAACTTCATAATATTTACCCTTATGATTCTTTTTAACCCTCACACTTCCTTTTTCAAGCTCATTCATATAACTTTCTGCAAAGAAATTTGAAGCAGCTCCTAATGCAGCTTTTTCAGGGATTTTTAAAGTTTCTAACCAAATGAAATCTTCATCCTCTTTCAAAACCTTTGCATTTGACAGGTTTTCAGTGATTCCACTTTGTGGTGTATGATCTTGAATTATTTTAAGTGCAGAAGTTGAAATGTTTCTTTCACCATATTCCCAACTTTTCACAGTTCTAACTGAAACGCCAGTCAAATCAGCCAATTGCTGTTGTGACAAATTATGTTTTTTTCTGAATTCTTTAATTTCTATTTGGTTCATAATCAATAATATAAATTGTTTTAACAAATATTTAACACTCCACTATGTGGATATTTGTTGTGTATATACACATTGTGTAGTATATTTGCAATACAATATTACTAACAGTAATGCAAATATAAGGATATGAATGACAAAAAGGAAAAAATCAGAGAGATATTCGCAGCCATTTCACCTGAACGTAAAAACAATGTCAGAAGGATATTGTCAGAGAAATTCAATATTACAGTTGATTCTGCAAAAATGAACTGGATATATGGGGGTAAAATTCCAGAACAGAATATTGATAAAGTTCTGGAAATACTTAAAAATGAAGCCAGAGAACAATCAAACGAAATTTTAGAATTAATCGATGCAATCTAAAAGCAATAAAGCCAAAATTGAAGCTCTGCGGGTGAATATTTGGAAGCTTGGGGATAAGATAGAGAAACTATTTAAAGAATGTGAATTAATGAAATATGAATTAGACACGTTGGAATCTATCGAGAATAAAAACAGTAACAACGGAGTGGAAGCCGTAATTGATCCCCAAAGAATCCTAACCCGCCGAGGTTCAAAAGCAAAAAAACTTGCACTGGCACAAGCGATAAATGGAAAATAAAAAAGCCACCTGCGCTAACAGATGGCGAATGTTCAACCGATTAAAGTCAAACTAAATGATTACGACAAAAGTACAACAATCAACTACAAAATCAAACTCCTTTAATGGAAAAGATTTTTTAACAGCTTCAAAACTGGCTAATGAATTAAAGTTCCAGGACTTTGAAGTGAGTGAAGACACAAGAACCGGAAACAATTGGTTCGGGTTGTTTATGGCAGAAAACAATGCTTATTGGTCTATTGCCAGAACTGAAAACGGAAAATACAATCTGGAATGTGATGATACCAAAGTATGTGTAATTGATGAACATCTTGAAAAGAAGCTTGATGATTTAAGAATTTATCTTCTGGATGAACCAACAAGAAAAATGCAAGATCAGATTGAGTTTAATGCATTCCAAAATGAATTGTGGAGAAATTACGGACCTGGTAGAATTTAAACATGGATAAAATAGATTCCCTAATCCTAAGAAGTCAAAACCTTAACGAAAGGTGTGAGACTTTTCAAAGCAAGTTAGACCATGCCATTACAGTAAACAAATTACAAGCACAGAGATTATCACAATATGAACTTGAACTAATAGCAATAAGACACGAACACAGATTAATATCCAAAAGAATCAAACGTCAAAATTGGTGGTTCAAAATCTTAAAATTTCTCAATTAAAATAAATATAAAATGAACAAAGAACTTAAAAAATCAGAACGATTTTATCACAGAATTCTTCAAGATGCGAAAATGGTTTGCAAACCAAAGAAGAAAGAAGGTGTTTTGACTAAAAAGCCTACTTGGAGAAAGTCACAATTATCTGAAAACCACGGACAGCAAAGCCGCATTGTTACAGCATATTCCAGCAAAAAGGAATTTAAGAAAATGAAACTTAAAAATGCTGTTAAAAAGGGATTTCCTGTTGTGGAATTGGGACAGGTGTACGCTGATAAAGGTGGTGTAGTTCATCTACAAAGTGAAATGTAAAACTGTATAAACGATAAAAATCAAACTAAATGAGTAACCTATTACAAATCGACCAATTCGATGCCAAGCAGCTTCCAGAGCTGCAGGGAATGAAAGAAAAACAACTTCAAATTGTCAAAGAAAATCCATTTGTGGAAATCGTTGATAATAAAACCTACGAAGAAGCAAAGAAAGCAAGAACAACGCTTGTTACTGCAAGAACTGAAATTCAGAATCAAGACAAATTAATTGCTTCAAAAATCAAAAAATTCCGTGAAGCGGTTGCCGGGGTAAGTGAAGAACTTATTGCTATCACTAAACCACACGAAGACAAACAACAGTCTGAGGTTAAAAGATGGGAAGAAATTAAAGAACAGGAAAAACAAGAAAAGTTGCGACTGGAAGAAGAAAGGAAAGCCATCATTAAAAATTCTATCAACTTAACAATTAATTGCGCACTTGAAAAAATCAACAAACTTTCCTTTGATACTATTGATTCATTAAAGATTGATTTTGAACATGGGCTTTACAAAACGGATCTCGTACAATTTGAAGAATTTGAACTGGATTTCAATGAAAGATTAATCCAGGTTAAAAATGCCTTTTCATCTAAAATCAAAACTCTTGAAGAAGCAGAAGCGCAAAGACTTGAAAACATAAGACTGCAGGAAGAAAAGGCAAAGTTGGATGCTGAAAAGGCTAAAATCGAAGCTGATCGAAAGACAGAAGAAGAACGTGCAAAAAAGGAACGTGAAGCGTTAGCCACTGAAAAAGCAAAACATGAAGCAGAACTAAAAGCCAAAGAAGAAGAAGCGCGAAAACTCCGAGAATCAGAAGAAGCGAAGTTGAGAAAGGAACGTGAAGACATTGAAGCTGAAAAAGCTCGTTTGGCAAAAATTGAAGCTGATCGCATTGCTAAAGAAGAAGCGGAAAGAAAGGAAAAAGAAGATGCAGAACGTGCAGCAAAAGAGAAAGCCGAAGCAGAAGCAAAGGCGAAAGCAGAAGCGGAAAGACTTGAAGCCTTAAAACCTGAAAAGCAAAAAGCTGTTGAGTTCTTACAAAGTTTACAATATTCAGGTACTGATCCAGAAATAAAAGACGAAAAATTAAAAGCTGAATTCATCAGATCAATGGAAAGAATTCAGGATGCAATTTCTGATTCAATTTCAGTAATAAAAAATTTCAAATAATAAAATCATAATACGATGTCAAACGAAAATCAAAATTCAGAACAAAAACCGGAATTATATCCAAAGAACGGTGAAATCACATTTATCATGCCTTCAACAAATGCCATTGGTGCATTAAAGAATGCTGACACTAACAGAAAGTTAACAGTTTCATACCAGAAAAAGGAAGAATGGATTGCTGAACAAGGAAAGCCAGTTGAATGTTTCTTTCTTGGATTTAAAGAAGCAACAGACGGCAAAGGAAACACTTATTTCCTTGCAAAATTACACGATGGAGCGAAAGCCTTTGTTGCAGGTCAAACAGTTCTTGTACAAGCTTTAATGAACACGCAAATCGGTCAAGGTGTTAGGATCACTTGTACTGGATCAACAAAAACAACAGGTGGAAATGATATTCCATTGTTCGATGTTGATGAATTAAATATAAATCTTTTCGACAATGCTGACTAAAGATAACATTGTTGTTGATTTTGAAGCACTAAGAGCCGAACACGAGGCGGCTCTTGCTTCAATTGAAAGAACTGCAGAAGCTGAAAAGAAACGAGAAGAATGGTTTAAATCAAGGCTTGGAAAGTTTACTTCTTCTGATCTGGGGAAATTAATGACTTATGAAAATAAGATCAACGAGTTACCAAAGGGCGCATTGACATATGTAGAAGAAAAAGCCCTTGAAATCCTTACAGAAGGACAAAGTGTAAAAAGATTCTCCAATGATTCAATGGATCGTGGAAATGAAAAAGAACTTGAAGCAGTTGCAGTATTTGAACAAAAGTATGGTGTTAAATGTTATGCAACAGGAGAAAATCAAGAATTTGTTGAATTGTGTTCATATTTCGGAGGTACACCAGATGGTTTGATTGATGTTGATGACATGATTGAGGTGAAGTGTCCTGACTGTAAAACTCATGCTTTTAGGGTTAAGAAGATCAAGAACCAACAAGATTTCAAAGAGCATGAGAAAGATTATTACTGGCAGATACAAGGAAACTTTTTAGCAACCGGACGAAAGAAATGTTACTTCATTGACTATGATGATCGATTTACAAAAAAAGAATTACAACTCCATGTGGTCGAAATTCATAGAAATGAAGAAGATATTCAGAAAATCAAAACCCGCCTTAAAATGGCAGAAAAACAAAAACAAATCTTTTTAAACAATTGGTAATATGAAACTAAATATAACAATAGATCTTGATGATTTATACACAGAATATGATGATTATGAGAATGGAACATCATTAAATGATATAATTCTTTCCGATCTAAAAAACCAAGTTACAAGGGAATTGAAAACATTGCTTGGTGATGACATAAAGTCAATGAAAGATCAGGTATTGAAAATTGTTCAGGAAGAAATCATTAAGATTTCAGATACGAAAATTCCAATCATTGCAAAAGAGATTATTTCAGAGACCTTTTTCAATTCAGACTATAAAGTTAAAAAATATGGTGATGAATTTACTGTAAAAGAGTATGTGGAGGGCATCATAACAAAGAAAGATCAATTAGCAAAAGAATCTGTTGAAAGTTACCTTGATTCACTGTCGAAAAAGAATCTTGATGAAATGAAGAAAACAGCTGATGTTCACTTTAAATCAATCAAAGACAAATATGATTTACTGTTCGCTTCTCAAATTGTTACCAAACTTGGAGAAAAAGGAATGTTAAAAGAAGACGTTGCAAAACTTTTATTAGACAATTAATTATGATTTTCGATACTTCCATACCTGAAATGAAAAAGAAAGCAATCAACAGAATAAAGCATTTACTTGATAAGAATGCAAAGATTGAGGTTTTGGAAAAAAAGAAAAACCGGACCTACAGTCAAAACAATTATTTGCACTTAATCCTGGGATGGTATGCACTGGAATATGGTGATACACTTGAAGAGATAAAACAAGAGCATTTTAAAAAGATTGTAAACCCAGGAATTTTCAAAACTGAATTCATCAACAAAAAAACTGGCGAGGTCCGCGATCGGTGGAGAAGCACAAAAGAACTCAACACCGAAGAAATGTCACTTGCAACTGAAAGATTTAGAAACTATTCAATGAAGACTTTAAATCTGTACTTACCAGAACCAAAGGACATTGTTTATCTGGAAGAAATCGAAAATCAACTTGAACAACATCAAAACAAAATTTATTTATAAAATTATGCCTAATCATATCAAAAACAGAATCACAATCATTGGTGATTACAACAAAGCTAAAGAAGTATTCAATAAATACTCAACTCATTATCCAGCGACTTTATATAAAGCGTATGACGGTACAATCGTTTGCAAGAAAAAAAATCCAAATGAATTTTCTGTCGGTTGGTTTAACCCTAAAGATGGAACATTTAGAACACGTGAAACAGAATCTTCAATTGGTCTTCCTGATGAATGGGAATTTGAATTAAAAGAATCATTCAATCATTTTCCAGACTTTGAAAAAATTATTCTTCCTCCAAATGATCCGGCATATCGTGATGAACCAAATCAAGAAGTTGCAAGAAAAAGCCCTAATTGGTGGCATACATGGAATGTTAAGCATTGGGGAACTAAATGGAACAGTTACGATTGTGAAGAAGAAAGTTACAATGTTTTCACATTTGAAACTGCCTGGGGTGGTGTTCCTGAATTAATTCAAGAGATCAGCAAACAAAATCCAGAAACTGAAATTCACTATGAATATGCAGATGAAGATACAGGATATAATTGCGGTTCATATAAATTCTTAAACGGAGAAATTACACATCAATCTATTCCAGTCGGAGGTTCAAAAGAAGCCTATGAATTAGCCTTCAAACTAAGACCACATTACAAAGAAGGTTATGTTCTGAAAGGTGACAATTATGAGTATGAAGATGAAGAATAATTTAAAATAATTCATAACATGAAAAATAAATTGGAAACCAAACACCAGGAAATAAGATTCATCACATCAGATCTCAAAGAAATGCAAGGGATGTATCTGGCAAAAAGATTATTAAGAACATGGAATGAAGATTTTGTTGATGAAGATAGTGGCGAGGTTGTTTCGATAGAACGTAATGAAATAATTCTTGACATAGGAACTCTTTTAGACAATCACAACTTACAGATTATAGATTTTCATTTAAGTTCTGGTGATATTACAGGAGTTGAAGTAAGCAACCAAAAAAGGGATGGAATATTTTCAGATGAATATTTAACCTCAACATGGTGTGTTACTGCAGTAATCGGAGGTAAAAAGAAGAATATTTATATGTATGCGAATTCAGTATTTGTTGCATTGGATATTGCCAAAGACTTCATTGAACAATCTTATCCCGGTCACTTTGGAATTGCAGGAGTGAAGGAATTAAATAATGCTGTTCTAATCACTAATGTTTCACAGGAAAATGATGGTGAATTGAAATTCTATATGATCGAAGTTGAAATTGAAAAAGATGAACATTCATACAACAACGGTTTTATTGTAAAAGCATTAAACGCTGAAAATGGAAAAGCATTAATTGAAGCCTTTTTAACCAATAAATTCAAAGAGGAAAATGATATTGGAGAATTTCATTTAACACTTCAATCTGCAAAAGTGATTCCGTGTGAAGCTGTCATTGATTCGGTTTTCTGTTCAAAATACCTTGAAACTGAAAAAGCAGATGGATAAGTATGGAAAAACACACAAAGGTTTACCTTGAATTTTTTCCTTCTCATTCTGGGTTCTACCATTGCGAAATATGTCATAAACAAGCAACCGAGATTCATCACATTCAACGGCGATCGGAGTTCGGGAGCAAAACAAAGCATTTGCAAGATCAAATTGAAAATCTTATCGCATTGTGTAGAACCTGCCATGAGAAAGCACACGCTAATATTTACACAAAGGAATTTCTAACAGAAATACACCTAAAAACAATGAAAATCTATGAAAGTTAAAGATATAAAGCTAAACGAAGAAGTAATCATGAATGGCTTTAAATACATCTACAAAGGTGTAAATAAAATAAGAATGTCAGGTTACTGGGTGCAGAAGATTGTTTTCAAAGGTTTGGAAAATGTTCCAGACAAACATTTTGATCTTCCGGTTGGCAATATGGCAATTAAAGATCTAAAAATTGAAATTGAAACACAATGATAATCCCGAATATCATTATTAGGATATTCATTCCTAAGAAAAACAGAATATTAAAAACTCATTGGTAATAATGAACATTTATGATTTATCTCGGAAATTTTGGGATTTCGCTTTTGAAAATCCTGACAAAATAAAACCAAATCATGGGGCGATGTATTTTTTTGCAGTTGAACATTGCAATCGATTGGGATGGAAGGAAAAATTTGGATTTCCAACAGTGATGGCAATGGAAGCTATCGGGATAAAATCATACAATACTTTCATAAATACATTAAAAGATTTGGTTGAATATGGTTTTATCGAAATGATTGAGAAGTCAAAAAATCAGTATTCTGCAAATATAATTGCTCTATCAAATTTTGACGAAGCACATAACAAAGCACTTGACAAAGCATTAATGAAGCACGGAACAAAGCAAAGTGAAAGCACAGAACAAAGCACAGACGAAAGCATTGATAGTATAAATAAACAAATTTACAATAATACCAATTTACAAATTTACAATAATGAAGCTGTCGCTTCTGAAATATTTTCAGAAGAAAATCAGGAAGAAATTATTTCAGAAGAAAGTGTTGAAGTAAATCCAGACGAAAATGAACAAAAAGAAAAAAGTTCCGCAAAAAAAGAAAAAGATAAATATTTCTCAAAAAAAGATTTTAAGAAAAAATTATTAGACCTGGGGGCCACCGAACAACACATTGAAGATTGGTTTACAGTTAGAGACAAAAAACGTGCTCCATACACTGAAACGGCACTCAATGGATTAACAAACGAATGTGAAAAAAATAATTTCCCCATTTCAGAAGCTGTACGGATATGTGCAGAAAGCAGCTGGCAGGGTTTCAAATACAAATGGTTAGACGAAAATCAAAAACAATATGGACAATCAAATAATCAAAACGCAAACGACAGATTTAGCAGCAACGGAAACGGTTCCGGTAAGATTAACGGGCGGTCAAATCCATTTACCGTTGATGATTTTCTCCAATCTTCCTGAAATATACAAACTTGAAATTGAGCATCCATTGTTCAAAGACAGTGGAGAAAAGAAAATTGATACTTTAAATAAAATTGTGAGAATGCTGGGGGTTCAGTTCAAAGATGAAAAGGATAGAAAAGATTCAGCTGCTGAATGGGTTTTGTTCTGTCAGGATTTCAGATTAACCGCCCCGGAAATTGTTGAAGCATACACGATGGCATTGAAAAAGGAGTTGAAAATATTTGATGAAAATAAAGCATACAAGAGTTCAGAATATGAAGGTGAATTTATCAAAATATACCCAAACCTTTCATTGATTACTGCAGGAGAAATTTTGAATGCTTATATCGAGCACAAAAGAATTGACAAACAATGGGAAATAGGTAAAAAAGCAATTGAAAAATATTTTGATACTCCTGTTGAAGCAACACCGGAACAAAGAAAAGCAAGAAACAAAAAACTTTGGGAAGATTTAAAAACCTGTGTATCTGAAAACAAACCATGTATTCACGCTTCATATTTCTACGAACGATTGATAAAAAAAGGATACTTCAAAAACTTTGTAGGAAATACAAACGCTCAATGGATATTGATTAAGAAAAAGATGTTGGAATTGCTTGAACAAAGTGAAGTTTCAAAAAAGCAAAACAAAATAGTAAATGCAGTGGAATCAAACCATATCAGGATGTTTTGCAAAATGAAAGATTATCAAATTCCAGAAACATCATTGTTTGCTTTTAATCTATTTTATCATAGAGCTGTTTCAAATGTAAAAAATGATTTGGTCTATAATCATGTAAAGAAGCTGATTAAAAAGAATTCTGATGAAACCGGAAATGAAATGTCTGATTCAAATATATCAGAAGAACAGAAATGAAAAGAAGCCTGGCAAGCTCGTATTCGATGAACTTGGATATTATCACCAATTCTTTGATGAAGAAATGACAGTGAAAAAATTTTCAGAAGCTCACAAATTTCAAAAAGAAACTAAAGAGAAAACAAACAAAACGAATTTATGAAACATAGATTTCCATATCAATGGACTTTAAATAATACACACTTCACTAAAGACAAAGGCAAAGTATTTTCATGTTTTGCGTGTGGTGGTGGCTCTACAATGGGTTACAAACTTGCAGGATTCGATGTGATCGGGATGAATGAGATTGATCCGAAAATGGCAGAATGTTACATCACAAACCACAATCCGAAATATTCATTCATTGAAGATATTCGGGTTTTCAAAGACCGGGATGATCTGCCTGAGGAACTTTATCACCTTGATATTCTTGACGGCAGCCCTCCATGTTCCAGTTTCTCAATGGCTGGAAACCGTGAAAAAGATTGGGGAAAAGAAAAGAAATTCCGTGAAGGACAATCAGAACAAGTTCTTGACACGTTATTTTTTGATTTCATTGCTCTTGCAAAAAAACTTCAACCAAAAGTTGCAGTTGCTGAAAATGTAAAAGGGATTTTACTTGGAGAAGCAAAAGAATATGTAAAACGTATTCTGGCAGAATTTGATGAAGCAGGTTATGTTGTAAAAGAATTCTTGTTGAATGCCATGAGAATGGGAGTTCCTCAAAAACGTGAGCGAGTGTTTTTTGTCGCAATCCGAAAGGATTTGATTGAACATCTTCCTGCAAACGAAGCAATATTGTTTGATGACTTTCCAATTCTGAATATGGTTTTCTTTGAACCGTTAATAACATTTGGTGAAGTTTATGAGGATTATGATGACGGTCAATATGTTATTCCTCCGAGTTATCTGGAAGCATGGAAATTAAGGCAGTACGGCGATAATGATTTGTCTTGTACGATGGGAAGAGAATTCAACAGACCAAACAGTTTTTTCAGCAGCAACTACATCTACAAAGACAAAGTTCCAAACACAATAACAGGAGGTGAGAAAAATATTTTGTTTGACGAACCCAGAGGATTCAATAAGAACGAATTATGCAAGATTGGAAGTTTCCCATTAGATTATAATTTTCTATCGAATAAACCAGCTTATTTAATTGGAATGTCTGTTCCACCTGTTATGATGGCTCAAATTGCATCAAGGATTTATGAACAATGGTTAACCAGAATATAAAATGAAAATAGTAGTATCGTTTAGTGGCGGAAAAGATAGCCAGGCATCATTGATCTGGGCGGTTAAAAAGTTTGGATCAAAAAATATTATCGCTGTTTTCTGTGATACAGGTTGGGAACATCCGTCAACTTACAAGCATATACATGAAATATGTAAAGATCTTGGTGTTAAGTTAATCATTCTAAAGAGCAAAACATATGATGGTATGGTTGACCTTGCAATTAAAAGAAAACGATTCCCTTCAACAAAAGCAAGATTTTGCACCACTGAACTCAAATCGATTCCAATGATTGATTGGATTCTGGATCAGAATGAAAACCTTTTAATCATTCAGGGAATAAGAAAGAATGAAAGTGAATCCCGATCAAAGATGTTGGAGAACTGCAGAATGTTTAAATACTATTCAACACCATACGGATATGATAAGAATGGAAAACCAAAATATCATACTTACAGAAAGAAAGATGTTTTGAAATGGTGTGAAAATTATGATGACAGTATTTTAAGACCTGTATTTGATTGGAGTGGACAACAAGTCATTGACTACATCATTGAGAACGGTCAAAAACCAAATCCGCTTTATTACAAAGGTGCGAACCGTGTTGGGTGTTTCCCTTGTGTAATGACTTCACACAAGGAATTAAAAGCAATGATGGAATTAACACCGGAATTCATTGACAAAGTAAACCAGGCAGAAATTGCCGTTGGAAGATCATTTTTTCCACCCAATCATATACCGACAAGGTTTAGTAGTGGGAAAGATGAAAAGGGGAGAAAATACCCTTTAATCAATGACATCATCAATTATCTAACTGAATTTTCTGGAAACCTTTTTGAAGACGAACCAGAACAAAATAAAAGCTGTATGTCATTTTACGGCATCTGCGAATAATACAATTTTCATCAAAAATTATATACAAAAAACCTTTAAAATTATATAGTATGAACAATTCATTATCAGAAAAAAGAAGACGTTTACAAGAAGAATTGAAAGAAACAATTCAACTTGAAGAAAAAGAAATAATCAAAAAGCATTTTCCAGAATTTCAACAGATGATTGGAAAGTGTTTTAAAATAAGAAACAACTATTCATGCCCTGAAAAACCTTCTGACTATTGGTTTTTATATGTTAGGATTACAGACATAAAAGAAGATGATCTATATGTTTCAAATTCTGGTGAATGCCTTTCTAATTATTCAGGTTTCAGTTTCCAAACAGATAAATACGGTCGGGTTAATATTGATACAAAAGATAGAGGATATGTTCATTCTCTTGGTGAAGAAATTCCAGAATTAGAATTTGAAAAGGCTTGGAATAAAATGATTAAAAGAATACACACATTAAATCAAACAAAAACATTATGAAACTAACATTAAAAATTGAAAAAGAATTCGATGTAAAAGAACTCCATGTTGAAGCTGGTGTAAGGTATTGGGAAGATGCAGAAGTAAATGGAGTTGAAGACACAGAGGGTGATTTGATCCCTTGTCGTGATGGTGATATTTGGAAACCGATCATTGACGTTGAAACCGGAATCATTAAGAATTGGGAACAGGGTAAAACTGCAGATATTCATTATAAAGTGTGTGATGATGGTCGGTATATTCTTAAAGATGACAAAGGTGAAACCATTAAAAGTATTGACGGATATGTTATCAGTGATTTGGCAATTGGTAGAAGTGGTTTCGGTGATTACATCATCATGAAAGTTGATGAGACCGGAAAAATTGAAGACTGGAATCCAACATTTGAAGATTTTGAAAACGAAGATGACTAATATGAAAGAGCTTGAAGAATTAACACAGAGCATTAAAAGTAAGTTACCGAAGTTAATGGAACTTACAGATGGTCAAATACTGAAATCATTAATTGATGACGAAGCTAATGGCATTTGCAAAGGAGTTGAAGTAATCATTGGAAAAGAAGATTGTGATTTGTTATCTGATGATGAAATTGAGATTGGAGGTTATGAATATGAAATTGGAAAACATTTTGAGATCATCGGAAAAGAACCAACATTCTGTGATGTCTTGGAATGTCTTAAAATGTATCAAGATGAAACAAACCAAGATGAAGACTATGAAGATGAACAATATGAAGTTACAATGTTCTTAAATGGGGACTTTTATGATGATGGAGGGTTTCTATTTAATTGGGATCTTTCAAAACTTTATCTTAAAGATCAGGATCTGGAAACTATAAAATTGATACAAACACTAATTAAATAAAAAATGGAAATAAAATTTATAAAAGTCAAATGTATTACAGGTTTTCACATTATACGATTGGATGAAATAATGCATATTTCTCCAATGGAAGGAAATCAAAATAAAACCAAAATTGTCTTGAAAAATGAATCAGGTCTATATTCAACTGAAACACAAGAAGAAATATTCTTTGCCATTGAACTCACAAAATAAAGTAGAATGAAAAAGGTATATTACATCATTGGTGATAAATTCAAATATTCAGGATTGGAATTTGAAATAACCAACATCACAGAAGACAAAGTTGTTTTCAGGAGTTTGAGAAAGAAAGGTGTTATTGACTGTATGGAGATTAAAGATTTTGAAACATTGTTCAAAAACAAGAGAGCAGAATTTATACGCAATTACGGTGCATTACCTACAGTGATACGAGAAATTGAAATTGACTGCAAAGAAATGATGTTCTATCAATATTTGCCGATCAAGTTGAAAGGAATGACAGGATTTGTTTTGGAAGAACGATTGATGAAGTTTTCAGAACTAATTGTTGAAACGTTGAGTAATTACAAGAATACGTTCGGAGAAGAAAAGTTCAATGAATCTTACATCTACCTTACAGTAAAAAGGCAATATGTTTCAAAGAAGAAATCAATGAACCGACCTGGGTATCATTCAGACGGATTTATGACAGATGATATAAATTACATTTGGAGTGACAGGAATCCGACAATTTTCAATGTCAGCAATTTCAATCTAACATTGGATGATGAAATATCGTTAAAGGAAATGAAGAAACAAGCATTACCGGAAAACGAAATTACTTACCCAGAAAACACGATATTGCGATTGAATCAATACAACATCCATAAGGTGAATGATAGTTCCATATACGAAGGAATACGAACCTTTGTGAAGATCTCATTCAGTAATGATAAATATGATCTTGAAGGCAATTCACACAATTACGAACTTGATTACAATTGGAAGATGAAACCCCGACAGAATAAACGAAATATTCCACAAACTAAGATTCAAAAGGTTTAACAATGTTAAGCCTTTTCGCTATCTTTGTATATTACTAATTAATAATAAATCAAAAACATGAGTACAAGATCCACAATGTTTTTAACAAGAGATAATGAGCATTGTTATTATGAGTGCAGCAGTCAACACCGAGACAATGAAGGTAATTTCATCGGGTATGATATTCATTTGGAAGTTGACAAAAAAAATTTAAGTCATTTTGAATGTAATGAAGATGAAGGAGTTTTTATGATAATTCCACCAGGAAGTGAAATTTATACACTCATTCAAAGAATGGACGTTGAACATCCAGATCCTGAAAGATTCCCGACAAAGAAAGAATTATTCAAAGCTCTGGAATTGGCCCGAATGGAAATCAAGTCTTGTTATTCTAAATTGGGTTATAATACATCAAACGTATTGGAAAGTATTGATGAAATTTTAATGGATAAATTGGGGTAATAATGGACGTTAAAGAATTAAGAATTGGAAACCTTGCCAATCATTCAGAACTTGGAATTGTTGAAATAATTGCAGTGGGAAAAGATTATATACACTGTACTTATAATGGAGAAACATTTTATGAAAGTGTTGGAAGATTTTCACCCATTCCTATAACTTTTGAATGGTTGTTAAAGTTAGGATTTATTGAAGGAGGATTAAGTTTAATGAGAAGCGTTAAAAATGATGTATGGCTTGAATGGGATAGAAATACAATTGCCATTACATATTTTTCTAAGGAAATTCTAATTGAAACTATAAAATATATTCACCAACTTCAAAATTTACACTTTGTTTTAACAGGAGAAGAACTACAAATAAAAAAAGATGGCTAAGACAAAATATATTGAATCACCAGAAAAGTTGTGGGAATACTTTTGTTCATACCGTGAAGCATTGAAAGAAAATCCCAGAGAAATAGTTGAACAGAGAAAGTCTTCTGTAAACTTTAAATTTTACAGCGGAGCAGATGCAAGTGAACTTAAAGAAGAAATACAGGAAGCATCAAACCCTATCATAAGAATACCCGTGCAAAATCCACTTACAATGGAAGGTTTTGAAAACTGGTGTTCTGATAACGACATAATTGAAGATTTAGGCGATTATTTTTCAAACAAAAAAAATCAGTACTCTGAATATTCCACTATCTGTTCGCGTATAAAAAGAGTGATAAGGCAAGATCAGATTGAAGGCGGTATGGTTGGCATTTACAACCCAAGCATTACGGCAAGGTTGAACAACTTGAAAGAAACAACAGAAATCGAACAGAGGACAACCAATTTCAATTATGAACTTTCGGATTTAACAGAAGAAGAAAAGCAAACATTATTTGATTTATCAATGAAAGTTAAACATGAAGATTGATCGAAACTTATTACTATCAATTCAAAAAGAAAGGTGTGAAAAGTCATTTTTTGACTTTGTGCGCCTTTTTTGGGATGTAGTCATCAAAGAAGATCCGGTTTACAATTGGCACATTCCGTATTTGTGTGATGAACTTCAATCCTTATCATACTACATCATTAATCGACTGCCAAAACCTTATGATTTAATAATCAACATTCCACCTGGAACATCAAAGTCAACAATTTGTACTGTAATGTTTCCGGTTTGGTTATGGGTACAGGACCCGACAATCAAGATCATTACAAATTCATACGCTTCCGATCTGTCAACAAATCATGCTGTGAAGTCAAGAGATATTATTTTGTCTGATAAATTCAGGGCTGTATTTCCAAAAATCAAGTTAAGAACAGATAAATCAGCAAAACAGAACTATGAAAATACAGATGGTGGTGAAAGGAACACAACCTCCACAGGTGGAACGATTACAGGAAAACACGCACACGTTATTATCAATGATGATCCATTAAACCCAAAACAGGCAAGCAGCGAATCAGACAGACGAAACGCAATCGAACATTCGACACAAACATTGTCTTCAAGAAAGATTGACAAAAAAAATACGCCGACAATTACCGTAATGCAACGACTTCACGAAAATGATGTGACTGGATCAATGTTGAGTAAAAAAGGTGAAATGATTAAACACATTTGTCTTCCTGCAGAATTATCAGAAGATGTAAAACCAGAACATTTGAAAGAAAAATATGTTGATGGTCTGCTTGATCCTGTTCGACTGGATCACACTGTTTTAAAGGAAGCAAAAATTGATCTTGGTAGTTATGGATATAACAATCAGTTTCAACAGAAAACTGCACCACCAGAAGGCGGAATATTAAAGGCTCAATGGTTTGACATTATCGACTGGAAACCAGAATTATCAAATCTGACTTGGAACACTGCAGTTGACCCGGCTTATACTGATAATCTGGATAATGATGAATCTGGAATGCTTCAATATGCAGAACTCAACAACGAATGTATCATAAGATTTGCAGAAGGTGTTTACAAAGAATTCCCGGAACTTGTAAAGTATGTTGAAACCTTCGCTTCTTCACATGGATATACAAACAAATCAATGATTATTGTTGAACCAAAAGCAAGCGGTAAATCATTGGTTCAACAGAAAAAACGTGATACCAAGTTAAACATCAAAGAAGGGGAAAACCCAATCAAAGACAAAACAGCAAGAGCAACCGACATTTCACCAATTTGCGAATCAAGACGTGTGAAACTTATTCGAGGTAATTGGAACGATTATTTTTTAAGTCAGATCAAGACATTCCCCAACGGTAAACAAGATGGTATAATTGACTGTTTAGTGATTGCTGTGAATGATTGCCTGACTAAAAAGAAAGTATCATATAAAATCAGATAATTTTTTTTAGCAATAAACAGGTTTAACAATGTTAAACTTTATAGCTATATTTGTAACAATCATTTGAACATGAATTTATTCTTCTGGAAGAAAAAACAAATTGAGAATGTGACAAAAGATCCCGAACCGGAAAAAGTGCCTGAATTTAATATGCAGTCAGTTACGTTTGAGGACTTTCAAAGAATGGTGAAGTTCGGGAAATCGAGTGATACCATAGGCAAATATAAAAGCAAACCGTTCATTGAATTGCCTTATGGAATAATAAAAAAGGATTTGCCATTATACCAGAAAAGAGAACTTGTTTATGAATCTGTTGAACTTATTCTTGGTTGTCAATATGATGATATTGATCTGTCAAATGCTTCTGGAAATGAAATACTGCAGTTTCTCATTTGGATAAAGGAACAACAGGAATTCATTCATGATCGGGAAACTCAACATCTGACATCAGAACCAGAACCAGAAATGATTGCTGCAGGAATTGATAAACTGAATACTCACGGTGAAATCATCACAATTGATAGTCTAGCCGGGCGAGATATTTTAAAACACAAACAGATTGAACAACTTCCATATCATGAGGTGTTCAAAAAACTGCTTATTGATAAAGAGATCCGGGACTTTGAAAAACGATATGCCAAAGTAATGGAGAAAAAACATAAAGGCTAAATGGAGAATGACCCTTGCAGCACATCCCAAAGGCTTGGGTAAAACACAGTAGGATTGATTGAAGGTCTGTTTAGCTCATGTACTTCGTAGCCTTCTAAATCTTACAAGGGCGTGTTCACTACGATAGTGTGAATTTTAGTTATGCTCATTTGGGTTTATTTATATAGTTAGGTTCCCCGGTCGATCTTTATTGATCGGGGTTTTTAAAAAGAAACAATCAAAAATTATGGAAATAACAAAGGAATTTTTAGGAAAAAGAGGATTTGTTGAAGACAATCAAGAAAATGTTGTAATCAATTATGTGAAAAAAATCAATGATTTAAATGATTTGGTTGTTGCAATTACTCCATTACAAGAATTTTTTGTTTGGGTTAAAGATGAAGATTTTGAAGATCCAATGATGAACGGAACAAAAGTTCATATTGATACTGATGATTTTGATTTTGCTGAAAAAATAGCAAATGCCATTTGTGGGGTTGAATTTTAATACACTATCATGAACGTAGTTAAATTCTTTCAAGAGCTTGCAACCAGATGGAACGAAGAAAACAAATGTGACTTCTGTTGGACGTTTGGCGCACCTCTTTCAGTTGCCGGAATGAATTCATCTGTTCAGGCTCAGGATTCAGTTTGCTGCAATCACTTATTCATTACAGATTATGAAGTATCGCCGGGCTATTCAAAACATGATCTCACAGGACAGATCAACCGAAAATGGTGCGATCATATTTTCACTCTGTATGTAGTACAACACGCAAATTTGGGCTTTAATGTTTACAATGAACAAATAGGACATCCAATTGATGAAAGCCTTTGGAACACGAAATTAGAACCATTGTTAAATTGCCTGGGATGTGGAAACGAATTTGATTTATGTGAAATGGGTTATGAATTTGAAATATTCAAATGGAATATGAAAACAGTAATCTACAAAGAAGATGCAAATTATACTGGCTGGCGAATTCTCGGAATCTTTAGACAGTACACACAATAATAGGATTTTATTTCTTTAAAAAGGTTTAACAATGTAAAACTTAAAATCATTTCATAATGGAAAAAACAGATACAAATCAAAAGATTGAAAATGTTGACAAAGAAAGTCAACCGGAAAAGAAAAGATCATTAAAGGTGAAAATTTCTGCATGGATCATCATAACCTTTATTGCTCTGATTATTGGATCTCCATTTATCGGATTAGGTGTTTTAATTGGTTGGTGGTTGTGGGGATAATATAAAACAAAAGCATAATGAAAAAATTCATGGTATATGTCGAAATATTCGGCAAGAAGTACAAAACAGAAGTTGAAGCATACAACCAAAATCATGCACAGGAAATGGTTCAAGGTAAAATGAAGTTTTATAAGGTTGAAGAAATTCCAGAAGATGATTTCAGCAAAAACGTAAAGGATTTGAAAGAGTTGAAAAAAATGATTGATGCAGTTGTTGATGTGGTTGAACACTTTCAAAATCCAAAGAAAAGAAAATTGCCACATTCAAATATTCCTTATCCAGAAAAAGTAAACAGAATATAAATGTTTTTCACAAAGGACGAAATAGAACGTGTAATGAATAAGGTAATCGAATTGTTCGTATTACCTCGATTCAATGAATTAGGAATGGAAGCAACAGGCGAATGGAGTGAAAACCTCCATGCCGTTGCAAATCTTGATTCTGGTTCTATCATGGGAAGACAATATTCAGAACAGCTTGCAAAAGGTTTAGGTCCTGGTGTTAGAGTTCCGATTCCGGCATTAGAAAGATGGGCAAAAGCAAAATTTGGTTTGAGTGACGAAGCTGCAAGATCTGCAGCATTTGCAGTTCAGGAGAAAATTTTCCAAAAAGGAACAACGTGGTATGAACAGGGAGGTTCAACATTGATTGAAGTTTTGGAAGAACCCAGAACATTACAGTACATCCAGGATGAACTTGGAGTGATTGCAAAAGTAAGAGTAGCAGAACAATTAATCAGAAACGCACAAGAAGCATTTTCATGACAATTACAGGTTTAGAAAATAATTATTACTTATCACAAAATGATATTTGGATCACAGTAAATGGTTTTACTGATGATACGAGTTACATGGAACTTACTGTAACCAACCTGACAACAGGTGTTGCATTATTACCGTTCAACCCTTCTCCTTCTACAAACAACGATTTTGAATTTAACATTTGTATTCCGGTAAGAAACTTATTTCCTCCTACCGATCATATCAACGTGAATTCATTACAAGAGTTCAAGTTTGATTTCAAAGTGAAATTTGAAGACACCAACATTCCAGATGAAATTGCTACAGTAACAAAATATTTCGTTCGAGGTGGCAGGGAAAAAGATGGAATTGCTGAATGGCATCTTTCCGCTTCACATGAATTGATTGTTGGTAAATGGATTGATTGGCGTGGAATTTCTTTGCCGGGCTATCCAAAGAGAATTCAAAACAACACAATTGTAAATTATGTGCCAACTCCTGAAAATACTCACATACTATACAATGTTGCAAATTGTGATTATCGAATAGTTAAGTTTTTGAATTCACTCGGAGGTTATCAATATTTCGTTTTTGAGAAATTTCAGATTAAAGCGAAAACCAAAACTGGAAAATCTATTTCTAAAATTTCCAAAAGATTAAGAACAGATAATTTCAGAAATACCGGATTGACAGTTGATAAAACAATTGAGTTTGAAACCAAAACACCTTTTCAAATTCAAGATGTATTTACTGAATTGGTATTGTCACCAGAAGTTTATTTATACAACCCTGCAGGAAACGACAATGAATCACAATGGCAATTATTGGTTCTTGAAAACAATGACAGTATAGAAAAGAATTACACACAACAATACGACAATAAAATTGAGTTTTCATTCTCAAATTATGTGAACAGAACGCTATGAGAACAGATATTTGGATTGATAAAAAGGCAATTGACTTGTATTCTGATACAAGTATTAAATATACATTCCAAGTGAATGATATTGCCAATTTATCAAACAGACAATCAACATATACCAATTCTTTTACAGGACCTAAAACACCAAACAATGTTCAAATAATGGATGGTTTGGGCTTGCCGTCTGATACTTCCAGAATTCCATATTTAAAACCTGATTGTAAAATGAAACATGAGGGTTTTGATCTGATTAAAAAAGGATGGATGAATGTCACTGAAACGGATGAAAACTATCGTTTTTATTTGTATTCCGGTTTAATCAATTTTTTTAAAGCAATTGAAAACAAAACGTTGGGTGATGATCTTGACTTATCAGAAATAAACCATACAAAGGATATTACAAGTGTTGTTAACTCATATCTGCCTGGTTCACCTTATAAATATTTTTTAGCAGACTATAACGGTCAAACACACTTCCTTAATAATCCAAACATCATTAATATCGATTACCTTGTTCCAAGTGTTAATGTAAAATATTTATGGGATAAAATTCATTCAAAGTTCAATTTCCCTTATGTTGGTGATATTTTTAATGATGATGATTTCAAAAATCTTTTCATTACTTACCCGAAAGCTCCAAACATTGCAGACTTATATAAACTTATAAGTTCAGGACATAATGTTCAATATCTGTTTTTTGGATTTGCCGGAGCAGAATCACCAGCAACAAAACATAAAAGATTATTTGTCAATAACATTGATCCGGGAAGTGCAGTTTGGAGAAACGGACAATATTTGGATATTGTTGAAGATGGTACTTACAAAATTTACCTTGATGCTATTACAGTAGGGCCTGGTGGAGATCCGTGGCCAAACACAAATTATTGGCTTGGTATAAATTCAGAAGGTATTGAACCACAAAATATTACTAATAAGCTTTTACTTGTAAATACTGGATCAACTGTAATAAGTGGCATAAAAACAATTCCTCTTTCAGCTGGATCAGTCTTGCAATTATTTTTTGAAAAGCCATTCAATGGACATCCACAGTATTTTAATGCACACTTTACTGTTAAAATCGAAAAAGTTAATAAAGAAACTGTTGACTTTCAAGATGGTTTAGGAGAGTTTTTAATATCAGATTTTACAAAAGAAGTTTTAAATTTCTTCGGATTGACTATGTTTCCAGAAGAGAATTCCAATGATCTTACTTATAAAACCATAAAAGAAAGAGTTCGTTCAAATGAAATCGTTGATTGGTCTGATAAATATATTGAAAGGACAAGTGAAGAATATATTGCAACCAATTATGCACAAAGAAATTTCTTTCAATATCAATATAACGATAAGGAAGGTTCATATTATGACGGTTATATTGATGTGTCAAACATGAATATTGATGCAACAAAAACTGTTTTCAAATCAAAAACTTACGCACCGGAAAGAGTAAAGACAAAATTCAGACTTAACAGTACAACAGAAATTGACAGTGATGTTTTTAAGTTCTACGATAAGCAACCGAATGATAACCCGAACAATCCGCCAAGTTACAAGGGATTAGAAAAAAGGTTTTATTTCATCAGACAAGCAACCGGAACTTATAATGTTACGATCGGAAGTAATGCAACAAACGAACAACAAAATATTACAAATGCAGTAGCTGGAAATTTTGCCGGATTAGACTGGCAAAATATTTTGGGTAAATATTATGGTGATTATGTTTCAATTTTGAATGATAGTAGATTACACATTATTGATCTTGATTTGGATATTGTAGATGCCATTCAACTGGATTTCAAAAAACTTTACTACTTCAAACAAGAACAGCAATATTATCTCTTAAACAAATTAAACTTCGATGAAAAGAAAGCAACAGGAGAATTTGTAAGGGTTAAAAGATCAACTAATTCTGATTTAATTACAATCGGAGCAACAATTGCCTGGATCGATGGAAATATTGGAAGTACAACAACATGGTCGCATTACATGGCTGTTGCAACAATCACTGGAAATCCAACATATTTATGGCAAACCAGGTTCAACAATGGACCGTGGGTTGATGCAACTCCTAACGTTTTAAATTATGATTATCAATTTGGATTTGGTGTTAATGATTTGAGAATAAGTTACACCAATGGAGCTGTATCGGGGTTCTCAAATATTCTAACTTACGAAAGAAAGATTGAACAAGATCCAGATAAATGTTATCGATTTGATTTTACAAGTCTTCAAGCATTGCCAAGAACCATTGAATGGGTTACATTAAACGGTCAAATAGCTTCTACAGTTTTAAATTTTTCAAGTCCTACAGATGTACAAAGCTTAAATGCAAAATCCATTATTAGTATGGGTGGAGCAACTCTAATCAATCAAACCATTATCCCATGTCCTGCAATTGTATGTAAGATATACAGGACAACAAGATTCCTTGGTTCTGGGGATGATCTTTGGATTGATTATGTTGATTGCAATGGAATCACACAGTATGAAACACAATACGGTTTTGGTACAGGTCAATGGTATGAATTCAACCGATGTGCGAGAGAAGGAACAGTTTCAACAAATGGAACATTAACAGAAGAAGGATCATGTTAGAAAAAATGTTACATAAGTTGGCATTAAAGGAAAATTTAGTTTTCGTTGGAAGTGTTGCAATGATGTTGCAGGGAATTGATGTCAAACCAAAAGACATTGATATTGTTGTAACTGATTTGAATGGTCTTGAAAACTATACAGAATATTCAACTGATTCTAAATTTTCATTTACCGGAAAACGTGCCTTCATCATAGATGAAATAAACATTGACATTTTCATTGAACAAGAGTTGCCCGAATTTGTAATTATCAACGGACTAAAGTGTGAGACTTTTTTTTACATGAAAAGGTTTTACAATGTTATACTTCCAAAGGTTGATGATTATTGGAAAAGAGTGATAAATGAAAAATTAAAACTTCTGGAATGAACCAAAACAGAAACATAGAATTAGGAACATTTACCTGGGATGATAATAAATTATCAAATCAGATTGCCGCCAATTATTTGGAAATGCAAAGACTTTCCAATGTGATGAAAGAAGCCAATCAGTCAATCAAGCAGACTGGAAATACAATTAAAGATCTTGAAAAAAGAATTGAATCAGAACAAAGAGCACAAGAACGTTTGTCCGATCAATTAGAAAATGGCTACATCACGCAAGAAAAGTATAATGAAGAAATTGAAAAAAGCAACAGTGTTATTGATGATTTTATAGATCAGCAGCAGGAAGCTATCAGAGCACAAGCAAATTTTGCTCTTGAAGTCACTAAAACACAAAATGAATTGAGTTCATTAAGACGGGAACAATCTGAACTCAATACTTTATTTCAAGCTGGTAGAACTGAACTGCAAAACAATGAAGGTGCTTATAAAGAACTGAATAAAGAACTTAATGCAGCAAAAGTTGAAGCGAAAAATTTGGGTGCTGAATTGGCGATGATGGAACGAGACGGATCAAAAGAAACTGATCCAGAAAGATACCAACAACTTGCAGCCGCATTCGCTGAAGCTTCAACCCGGGCGAGAGAATTAAACGATCAGTTTGTTGAAATTGATGCTTCTGTTGGAGACAATCAAAGAAATGTTGGTAACTACAAAGAAGCAATTACAGATGCATTTTCTGAAATCACTGGTGGTTTAATGAAAATGGCAAGTGGTGATGTTAAAGGTGGTTTTGATTCAGTAAAAGAAGGTTTTAAAGGTATTAAAACAGCTGCAGCAGAAGCTTATGCTTTTATAATTGCTAATCCATTAATTGCATTGGCCGCTGCTTTTCTGGCAATTGGTGTTGGAATATACAAAGGTGTACAGTATATGATCGATTATAATGAATCGATCAAAGAAAGCATAAAATTAACACAGGATCTTACAGGATATATTGGAGCAACTGCCGACAGCATCCGTGTACGGGCACAGGCTTTATCTGATACTTTTGGTGATGATTTCCAGGAAGTTTTAAAAACAGCGAATACACTCGCAAAACAACTTGGTATCACGTATGAAGAAGCATTTGACAAGATAGAACAGGGGTATGTCAGGGGTGCAAATGCAAATGGTGATTTTCTTGACCGACTTTCTGAATACGGTCCTTTGTTAAACAAATATGGTTTCAATCTTGAAGAAATTATCGGATTACAGATCCAGGCGCAGGAACAAGGATTGTTTGGAGATAAATTTGAAGACTCAATAAAAGAAGCAGGTTTATCTCTTGAAGAGTTTACAAAGGCTCAATCTGATGCAATTTCAAATGCATTCGGTCCTGCATTCGCAAATAAAATTTCTCATGATGTTAATTCCGGTGCAATAACAGTTAAAGACGCTTTGATCTTAATGGCTGCAGAAGCTAAAAAACAAGGTTTATCAGTACAACAATTCGGAGTTCTGACAGCTGATGTATTCAAAGGTGCAGGTGAAGATATTGGAGGTGCAAGAGTTATGTTTGAAAACATTTACGAAGGCATTAATAACTTACAAGAACCATTAACCAAAGTTCAACAAAAAACACTTGCATTAAGTGAAGCAAATTTTGAATTAGGAAAGGCAAAAGATGATGCATTAAAATCAGATAAACTCATGGATTTCATGAGTGATATGGATCTATTCCTGACAAAAGCAGAAACCATATTCTGGAAATTTATTGGATTAATCACAGATTCAATAAGCTGGATTGACGAAATGACAGGAGGTTCAGAAGTTCTCGGAGAAACATGGGATGCTGTTTCAGAACAAGCGGATGCTCTTTGGAGTGCTGTTGAATCTGTTGCAGATGTTTTCAACGATTTGTTGGATGCGTTAGGACTTAACAACGGAGAAACTCAATCTTTTGTTAAGAATATTCTTAAAGCACTGAACCCTTTAAATGTTCTTAAACTTTCAATCCAGGCTGTAACATTAGGGCTGAAAACATTTTCTGCAGTCATCCAGGCAAGCAGGGTTAACATAACCGCATTTGCAATTACAGCAAAATCTGTTTTCGCACAACTTGCTGATGCTGCAAAATCCTTTATGCGGTTAGATTATGAAGGTGGGTTGAATAAATTGAAAAATATCAACATTTCAAAAGAATTTGAAAAAGCGAGGAAAGAAGCAGAAAGGATTGTTGCATTAAATAATGCTCAAAAAAATAAACAAATTGTAGAAGAACCAAAGCCTAAAGATGAAACAAAAGCAAGTGACAAAAACAAATCTACAACTCAAGCAGATCGTGATGCAGCCGCAAAAGCAGCTGAAGAAGCGAGAAAAAAAGCAGAAGCCGAAGCAAAAAAGGCTGAAAGCAAGAGAATTGCTGATGCTAAAAAAGCCGCTGCTGATGCAAAAAAAGCTCTTGAAGAAGAAGCAAAACGTGAGTTAGAAATTGCCAAAACAACCGCAGAACAAAGTGCTGAAATTGCAAAAAGTGAACTTGCAAACTATATTGCTGTCAATGCTGAAAAGCTTAAAAGTGATAAAACACTTAACAAAAGTAAACTACAAGCTCAATTGGATTATTATGATGAAGTAAGAAAATTGCAGCAACAGGCAAACAATGAAGAAGAAGTTGCAAAGGTTCTTTCTGTTCAGCAAAAGATTGATGAAATCAATAAAAAGAAAGAATTAGGAAAACAACTTTCCCAGAATGATATTGACGAAATCAACAATCTAAACTCTGAAATTGAAAATATTCATCGCGAGTTTTACACCAAAGAACTTCAACTGAATAATGAAACAAATGAGAAAAAGAAAGAAGCCAATAAGAACTATGAAATCCAATTACAAGAGCAAAGGCGATTATCTCAAGCAATAGAGTTTCAACAAAGAATTCTTGATCTGGAATCCCAAAATGCAAACGAATTTGAGATAAAAAAAGAACAGGAAAAACAAAGATTTCAAGAAGAATTGGCGAATTGGGCGGAAGAAAATGAAATCAAAATGGATCTGGATAATGATAAATACATATCCGATCAGGAAATTCAGGCTGAAAGAGATGAATTACAAAACCAATACAACCTTGCTAAAGACGAAAACGAAAAATTAAGGGTAAAAAATCAGCTTGATGCAATTGATTTTATGGTAAAACAATCAGCCGAAAATCAAAAAAAGATTGAAGAAGCTAAAGAACAGGCTAAACTGTCAGCACTAGCTCAATCATTCGGTACTGCAAAAGGATTGTTTAAAGAAAATACCCTTGCATATAAAGCTATGGCAATCGGAGAAGCAACAATTTCAACGTATCTGTCCGCAACAAAAGCTCTTGCAGAAGTTCCGTGGCCGATGAATTATGTTGTAATGGGTGTGAACATTGCTGCTGGATTGGCGCAAGTCGCAAAAATAGCAAGTGCAAAAGCGGCAAAAGGGATGATGATTGAAGGACCTTCCCATGCAAATGGTGGTGTCCCAATCATGACACCAAACGGAATTATTGAAGCTGAGGGCGGTGAAGTAATTATTAACAAAAGAAGTTCGGCATTATATCGTGATGAACTTTCAGCAATCAATCAAGCCGGGGGTGGTGTTAAGTTTGCAAACGGTGGTGTAATTGGAAGCAACCTGGCAACCGTTCAAAATTCCTTTACAAAATCAATTGACTTTACTGAAATGGCAAATGTGATTGGTGAAAAAGTTCTTGAAGGTTCTGTTCTTGGAACATCTACCGGAAGCCAGGAAGGATTTGAAAATCTTTCACAAAACAGAAAAATATCAAACGGTGCAAATCATTAAATCATGTGGGAAAAAATAAGAAGATACCAGAGTAATCTAAAAAATGAATCAGATCCAAAGGTTGCCCGTGACATGAAGGCAATCATTACCGGAATGACAAATTTTTATTGTCACAACAGAAAAGCAAGTGAACTTGCAAAAGAAAGGTATGAAAATCATTGTTCAACCTGTTCATTTTTTATTTCTGATCCGGTAGAAAGTGAAAAAGTTACAGACAAAGATATTCCAGAATTATCCGGAAAAATTTGTTCAATGTGTAGCTGTACTTCATCTTATAAATTAAGACAATCAATAAAACCTTGCGAATTTTGGAAATAGAAAAAAAACTTTGTGTTAAAGACCTGATTTCAAGAAACCTTGAAATGTTTTATAAACTTGATTTGATCGGGATTAAGTCAATCAGTTCTGCTATTGATTTGATGCGCATTTATACCGTATATCAGGAATATGATTGGATTGAAAGTAAAACAGAACGGAAAAAAGTAACGGCATCAGCCTGTAAAGTTTCTGTTGGGTTGGTTGAGAAAGCAATTTACCTAATGAACCAAGATTTAAAAACCAATAAAAAAAATCCTACATTTCAGTAGGATTTTTTTATTGACAGGTAACTCTGTATTCATATTCAACAACTGTTGATGTTGTTCCTCCTGAATTTACCCAGGAATCAGCATCACCTTTTTTTGAAATGCTTCCGTTTTTACTACAATCATCAGAATCAATATTTTCTGCATTCCCTTTTTTCTCCCATTCACTTGCTGAAACAAACTGTGGTGGAATTGCGATGGTATAAACAGCTTTTCTTTCATACCGTTGCTGTGTACAATTACAATCTTTGTCATTGTTTCCACATGAAGCGAGTAAGAATATTCCTAAAAGTAAAATAATTTTTTTCATGATTTTATATTTTTAATTGATATTAATAATTTTTGAATCCGCGAATACCGTGTTTCATCAGTTTTTTATACAATTGATATTCTTTCATTCGGTATTCGTCATAACCTTCTTTTTCAAGAGCCATTTCGCCTTTCATTTTGCACCATTCCAGATACTCATTATAGTCTTCATCATCTTTCAATTTATTTTCATGATTTTCGATGTATTTGTTTTTCAATACTTCATGTTTTTTCGGCTGAAATACAACTTTCAGGATCAGGAAAATGCCAATAAAGATTAAAATGAATGGTATCAACATAGTCTCATACTTATAAAATCATAAGAAACTTGTGTAAATCCCTTATTTGAAGAGGGTTAACAACGATGTTTCACTTATGGTGTTCGGACAAAAATAGCCCTTTTTATTCAAAAATTTGTAATAGAGGAAGCTAAATTTTTCATGAGACACGAAATTAATATTTACGGTGACATTGTTCCATTCAAATGGCTGAATGATGGGAGCGAATACGATTTAAAGGATTTGCGTGATTCTCTGAACTCTTTAGACATTAAAGAAGGAGAAGAATTAACCGTAAACATTCACACTTTCGGAGGTGATACCACAACGGCATTCGCAATGTATAACCTTTTAAAGAGATTTAAAAAGGAAAATAATATTTCCATTAGGACCCGTGTAGACGGTTATTGTGCATCATCCGGTGTTATCATCCTTTTGGCAGGTGATAAAGATAAAAGAGTTGGAAGCAAATATTTAAAACCATTTGTTCACAATGCATGGTCCTGGATGCTATCAGGTGACAAGAAAGAAGCTAAAAAAATATTTGAAGAGCTTGACATTGTTGACAACGAAATTGCAGAACTCTATTCAGAGGAAACAACCATTACAAAAGAACTTGGATTGCAGTTCATGAATGAAAGCCGTGATCTGACAGTTGAGGAATGTATCACCTACGGATTTTATACAGAGCTTGAAAATGTTCACATCGTTGAAAACTCTTTGATCTTCAATTCTATCATTTCCAGAAATCAACAAAATCGAAAAATAAATCAAAACAATATGTCTGATAAAAACAAACAAAGCGCTTGGAATAAGCTGGTAAAAGATGCAGAAGCATTTTTCAAAGGCACGAGCACAAAAAACAAAATTGTCTTTACTGCAGATAACTCTGAACTGGACTTTTATGAGTTGAACGATGATGATACTCCAAAAGCAAAAACCGGAGATACCCCAGGAGACAAAGCAAAATTTGACGGCAAGCCAGCCGGAGAAACCAACAACGGAGAATATGTAATGCCTTCCGGGGAAACTTACAAATTCGATGGTGAAGAACTGGTTGAAATTATCGCCAAAACAGAAGACAAGGCTGATGATTTACAAGCGGAAAATCAAAAGCTGACAGAAGAAATTCAAAATCTGAAAACTAAAATCCAAAACCTTGAAAGTACAAACAAGGAAAAAGATAGCAAGATCACGACTTTGAACAATCAGTTGGCACAGTCGAAAACCCTGATTAAGAACTTCCAGAATTTAGGTAATGCATTTGACGAAGAAGAGGAAGAAGACAAACGTGAACCAAAACCAAAACCCGAGGATAAAGGAAAATCAAGAGTTTCCAACGCCTTAAGCAAATTCAAAAAAGAAAAATAAGATATGCCAATTACAACAAATTATAGTGAAGCAGTTGTTGATTTAGTAGAATCATTCGACAATGCTGATATGTTAGAATTCAGTAAGGCAATTGTAAATGAAATTACTGTTGATAACGAGATTGAAAAAGAAAAAGAGGTAATCTATGGTGTGAAAAACGGGGACGTTGTTCCGATCATTGAAAAAAATGATGATTACACCATGTTCCCAACGGCTGATGAAGCTGCCTGTGGAACAAACGAATGTGATTTGAATGTCAATTTTTCAGCTGAAATATGGGATTTAGCATTAATCAAATGTAAAGTTCCAATCTGTCTGAATGCATTTGACAAACATTTTTTAAGATTCTTCAATACTTACAGAAAGTTTGATGACAACCCGGATATGGATCAACTGATTCTTCAATATTTGGGTGAACAGTTCAAGCAGGGATTGGAAAACGCAAAATGGAGACGTGCATACTTCTCTGATAAAGCTTCTACATCTACATTATTAGACAAAGCAAATGGATTCTTTGTTAAAGCAGATGCAGGAACTGTTGTCGGTGAAACTAAAGTTGAGATTGCGAAAAATGCAGGAGCAAATCCAGCAGCTCAAAGAATGACAGGTGAAGAAGTTTACAACTTATTGGGTGAAATGTATGATCTGGCAAATATGCACACATGGTTTGATCCTTCAAAATATATGTTTGAAGTTACCTGGCAGATGGCAAATGCTTATGCAAGCTGGTTGAACAAATTAGGACATAATGCACCTGCAAACTGTCAGTGTATTTCTGCAGAAGGTGTTGTAAAAGCAAATGTTTACACAATGGAAAACCTTTATTACAATGGTGTTCCTGTAAAACCAAGAATTGCATTTGACAGAGTTATTGAACAGGTTTCAGAATTAAACGGAAACAATGTTCCGAATGCTCCTAGAGTAGATCCAAACAGGGCAATCCTGGCTAAAAACGAAAATATGCTTGTTGGCTCAACTGATGAAACTCAATTGACTTTCTTCAAAATGTGGCATAATGAGGATGATGAAAAGATTTATTTGAGAGGTGGTTCATATATCGGGGCTTCATTCCCTAAAGTGAAAGAAATCATTTACGCTAACTAAAAATTGTTTAAAAATGGCTAATAATTCAATATGTACTGAATTGACAGGCGCAATTGATAAAAGTTGCGTAAGAAATTTCCCCAAAAAATATTATCAGGAAGCTGTTATTATCAACCTCAACGATATTGACAAAGCAAATTCACAAATCGGAAATATTGCCGGATCAACTTGTGATTATACTGTTCAGATGATTTTGAAATCTCTTAAAAAAGGGGTTCAGGTCAAATTGCCGGAAACAGGAAATGCAATCAAAGGATTTACTGGAAAATCTAAAACAGATAACGGATTTGTTCAGTATTTGCACCAGGTTCAAATTCTAATGATTGGGGCTGATGTAGAAACAAAATGTCAAATCGACAAACTGGATCACGGACGTTATGTTGTAGCACTACAATTGACAGATGGAACAGTTGAAATTTATGGTTGGGAAAACGGACTTTCTACCGGAGATTATACCTATGACATTGCCGAAGGTGGTGGAGGTAGCTTGATTGTTCTTCAATCAGATGAAAACGCACAAGAATCAATGTTACCATTGGTTTATAAACCGCAAACAGGTGGTGATGCCAATGCAGACTTTAACGAACAATTTGAAGCTGCATAATGACGGCAAAAGAAATCATAAATATCGGTCCTGGTGGAGTTAGAAATAATTCCACCTATATGACCGAATACGAAAGATTATTTAAAGAACAATTTGGTTACAAACCAGAATGCCCTACCTGCGGAAGTGTGAGAGATTGGAACATTTTCAAAGCATTTACTGATGGTGAAGCATTCACAAAACCACAAATCATTATGTCAAATAAAACATTCGAGCTAATCAATAATTCAATAATCTATTCATACGATTATGAAGATAAAAAGCTAAACAGACTTAACCGAAAGAGAGTTTACGGAAACTTGATGACGGAACAATTCGCTGAAGAATATTTAACGATCGGAACAGAAGAACAAATTCTGGTAAGAAAAAAACAATTCCGTGTGCTTCCGGCAAAATTCAGAGTAGATACTCAAAATGATCCTGAAAAACTTGCAGAACTTAAATCTTTAGCTATTGATAAAGGTTATCCAGAAGAAGAATTCAAGGATATTTCTGATGAAGCTGATATGACTGCATATCTTGATGGAAAAGCATTGGAAGATGCAGAACTGAAAGCCAAAGAAGATGAGACGAAAAAACTTCAACAGGAAGCAGAAGAAAGAATGAGAAAGGAGCGTGAAGAAAAAGAAGCTGAACAACAACGTCTTGAAGCATTAGAAGCTGAACGTGCCCAGAAAGATGAAGCAGAAAAAGCAGCAAAAGAGGAAGAAGAACGCATTGCAAAGGAAAAATCTGATGCTGAAGCAAACGCCAAAGCAGAAACAGCTGCTAAATCGAAAGATGGAAAAGTAAAATAATTAAAAACATTGTCATAGATGTCTGTATCTGACAAAATAAAGAAAACAAAATCCCTGCGTGCTACGAATATCGAATTGCAAAGCAGGGATATTTCTGTTACCAAAGATGATAAAAAGATCTATTTAAGGGATTTCGATAATGATTATCCTTTAAGAATTGAAAACATTATCAATAATTCGCCTACCGGAAAAAGATCATCAAATATGATGGCAAAATTTATTTTTGGTAAAGGGGTTGCAGAAAATAAAGACCTTATTGTTAACAGGAAAGGGCAAACACTCAATAATGTTGCCAGAATTGCGGCTAGCTGCATTTCTAAACAATACGGAGCATTTTTTTATACGTCATGGACTGTTGATCTTGATGCAGATCTAAATGAACTTAAACCTATTTTAAAACCTACTGATTTAAAAGTTTTGGATTATGTGCCAATGGCAAAATCCAAATCTGATGATGACGGATTTCCAGGGAAATTTTATCAATTAAAGCAGGATTCAAAAGGGAAATTTCAACGTGTTGATGAAAAAACAAAATGGTTTTATCCTTATAACAATGATCCGAAAGTAATCATTCAACAGATGAAAAAAGATTGTGAGTTGAAGGGAATTAAAGAACCAACAACACAAGATCTTTTGACAAATTACCGAGGACAGGTTTTTTATCTCAACCTTACTCCTGAATATCACTATGCCTTACCTCCGTGGGATGTTGCTTATGATGACATGGATACTGAATACCGTATTTCAAGATACAACAATACCCAGGCACGAAAAGGATGGTTAGGAAAAACAGTTGTGAAAATGTTTGGAGGTGATGAAGAAGAAGACCAAGAGAATGATGCAGTTTTAAAAGAAAATTTAGGTTCAGAAAATTCTGCAGATGTTTTAACGATCAGAGTACCCGCAGGTGTTTCTGATGACATTAACAAAGTTTTTGCTGTCGATCAGTTGAAAGCACAATTTGATGACAAACTATTTGAAAGCACGAAGAAGACATTGAAACAAAATATTTCAGGAAACTTTAATAACATTCCTGAATCAATGGTTTATGCAAGTGAAACGGCTCTATTCGCTCCAAATTCAGATACTTTCACAGAAATGAAAAAATTCTATTGGGAACAGAATGAAGACGAAAGAACAGAACTTGAAAGCGTATTATCAATGCTGTCTGGATTAACTGTTTCATTTATTCCTGTTGTTGATGAAGAAAATATTGATGAAGACGAAAAGTTAAGAAAACAATCACAAGCTGCATTAAAAGGTAGTGTTGGAGGGGTAACCGCTTTATTGGAAATTCAAAAATCTGTTGCTGCAAAAACAACTGATATTAATTCTGCAATTGAAATCATTAAAGAGATTTTCGGAATACCAGAAGAAACCGCACGCAAGATGCTTGGAACACCTGAAAAAACAGAAGGAAATGAATTGTAGTAACCAAACAAATTATTTAACAACTCCCGATTTTGATTGTATCGGTCAGGTAGCTCAACACTGCAGTTTACCCAAACTATGTGTTGCCATTGAAGAAGCAAAAACATTTGATCTCATACCTCTATTTTGTTTTGATTTTGTGCATGATGTTTTGGAAAATTGGAACCTGATTGAAACTGATCCCAACTACCAGAAGTATCAGCAAATTATTTGCGGAGGAACATATACCGATTGCGGAGGAAGATTGAAACAGAATCTTGGATTAAAGAGAGTTTGGATTTATTATTCGTATGCCAGGTATTTGTTAGTGAATCAATTCAACGATACAGCAAACGGTACAGTCAGGAAACAAAATGACTTCTCTTCTTTCACAGACATGAAAGATATTCGGGCATTATCAGATAAGTATCGGAATATGGGAAAAGAAGCATTTGAAAGCCTTCATGGCTTTTTGTGCGCAAACAAAAATTCTTATCCAAAGTTTGATGATTGTAATTGTAAACTTAATTGCGGATGTACCGGATCATGTTCATGTGGGAAAACAAAAAAATTATCCGGGATTAAATTTTCAACAGTTAGAAAATGACAAACTTCAAAATAATAACAAATACACGGTTTACCGCCAACATTGATTTTTACAAGCGGACATATTATGTACTGAAAAAAAGTAATGGAAAGATTAAAATTTCAAGTGTGTTAAACGGTTCAGTACTATTTGACAATTTAGATCCAAATGAAGTTTTGATTGATGGTAATCCAATGATGAACATACAGGAATTGCAAGATGTTGTTTACAACCAAAGTTGCTATTGTGATCCTGAAAATGATGATGACAATTACAAAATATTTGATAAAACATTTGATAAAACCTTTGAGTAATGAGCGAACAAACAATTGCGGAAAAGTCTCTTGAAATCCGTCAGGAAACACAAGAATTTGCAAACACAAGAGGAAGGGTTGCAAACGTTTTAGATGACATCAACGCAACAAAAGCCAATAAATCTGATGTGGCTCAAAGTCTTATTGACCAAAATCAGAATCTACAAAATCATATCAACGATCATAGTAATCCACACCAAGTTACCAAAAGTCAAATTGGATTAGGTAACGTTGACAATACATCTGATCTTGACAAACCTATATCTACAGCCGTACAGCAAACTATTAATGCAATAGTTAATAATTTTAATGGTGGTTTAGCTGGCAAAGTAGATAAAACAACAACAACCATTACAGCCCCGGATGCAACGTTTAAATATGCTTACATCTTTGATGATAATAATAATGTCAGAAGGATGCTTGCGGGTGATCTGGGAAAAAATGTTGCTAATTCTGCTTTAACTTCTGTTCCAGGTGCAGGACTGACATTGGGAGCAAATTGGACTTTAAATACCGCAGGTTTTTACTACTCCATTACAGGGTTAAGTGATAAATCATCTGATAATACATTCAGCAGAATGATGGTTCAAAATGCTGCCGGGCAAATATCTTATAGTAATGGGAAAAATATAATTTTAAATTTTCCTTCATTATTAAATGATAGTGAAAAAACATCCTGGCGAAATGGAATGCGATTGTCTACAGAGATTTATTCAATAGGACAACCAAGGATTGACAGTGTTATTCTACCATTTATTGATAATTCTTACACATTTACTCAATATATCACTTTGATTGGTTTGAATTTATTCGTTGATAATCAAACACCGAACGCTCAACTTGTCATGAAGCGTGTGAAGGATGTAAATGGTAGTGTATTGCCTACACCAGAAGTGTATAATATCACCAACTTTAATGTTTTACAGACAAACCCAAATATGTTAAATTTTGGCTTGAATTGGAGTACTTACCCACAAGGATATTATCAATTTTTCTGTACTCACAATCTTCTTACAAACTTGTCAAGTCCTGAACTTTTAGTAAAACAAGGTATTTCATTTACATCATTAAACCCAGTTTGGCAAGATTTGACAGGTGCAGCAAGTGTTGATGGAAATAACAATATTGTATTAGGGGGCGCAGGATCAGCAAGAACAAATATTTTGATTGATACATCACAAATGGTGAACGGTTTTGTTGTGAAATGTTCTGTCAATACCTCTGTTACTAACAACGGTGCAAACTTTCCTGGAGGTACAAGATTTACAATGAAAGGAGACGACGGACTTGAATACGGTGTAACACTTACATATAATATTGACTTTTACCCTAATTCAGTTGGAGGATTTACAACAAATGTAGATGTTATATATATAAGCTATTACAATGGTTTTATCACATTAACTGCAGAAGTAAATGGAAAAACCAAAGTATTTGCAGTTACCTCAATTCCAACAACACCAAGGTATTTTTATGCATACAGAGCAGGTGGAGGGGTTGGATCATTTTCAGCAAGACCCACTCAATTATTATTACTCTAAATATTTATTATAATGAATGAACATTTAAACATCCCAATAGAAATACAAAGCATAATCAATGAAATAGTAAATGTTGATTTGAATTTTGTTGAATTACCACTCCAAGAACACCCAAAATTGCCACAATTTAACAGGTCAATCAGGGTACTGAATATTGAAGCTAAATCAGAACAACAATTTCTGGTATTTGTTTATGAACAGGTTTTAAGAGATAAAGAAACAGGTAAAGAAATAAACATTAATCTTCCTGCTCCTGAATGGATTATTTACAAGGAAACATGGTCTTATTTGAGAGGAACAAATAATTTGCCAATTGAACTTTCATTGAAGGATGACAAATCAAAAAAAGACCTGGTAAAAGTTCCGAGTTATAAATATATGATTTGGCTGATGAAAAACAACAAAGCGGGTTTTTTACAATTGATAGAAAGTTATCTTGATAGTTTCATCAAAGCAAAACAAACCGAATTAGATCAAATTTAAAATGAAAGATTTTTTTCTTTATGTGGCTGCCGTTATCATTCTGGTATATGTCAATTTCTATAACAGAAAATTGGTAAAAATAAAAGGCAGTATTCAGGGATATGACAGAAGTCAGGCATTGGCACTGGATGTTTTCGCCGGGCGAAATTACCGATCATTATGGAATGAAACCCTAATCGAAAAAAACGGATATAAATTCGGTATTGATGGTGAAACAATGAGTTCTGTTTTAGGTAAAAATGAAATTGACGGAACATTAACGTCAAAACCTCATCCAGATTTTCCTAAATGGTTTTATGGTAGAAACCTTTCAAAGATTTTAGACAAGGTTTTTAAAGAAAACAAACATTGCATTAATGCGATAGATTTAACAAAGGGAGATTGGAAGTTTCCTTTCAAATCTTAAAAGTATGAATTGAAAAAAATTGAGATATGGAAACAGCTAAAGGGCTTTTTGATTGGTTATACGGATTTGTTAGAAAGCCCTTTTCAGGTTGGGTTGCTTTGATTGGAGTAATAGTTTATTTCTTCTTTTGGTTGCTCCCAGAAAGATATGACAAAGGTTTTAATGATGCAATAAAAATTGACAGTTTAACCATAACGAACCTCAATAAGCAGTTGGAAGAATTAAAACTTGAAAAGAAAAATCTTCAAACAAAAATTGATTCAACAGATTGTGCGGATCAGATGCAAAAAGCGATTGAGCTGGTAAATCATTTTAAAAGTGAAATCGCAAAGAGTAACCAAAAGAAAATAAAAGCACTTGAAAAACAGAATGATTTTAATAAGGAACTTGAAAAATATGCTAACAACTTAGAAAAGAATGCACAATGAAAACTTTGATTTGTTTTTTAATCGGTTTCCTGGCGTTTTCACAGCCGATTAAAATTGATACAATAGGACTTTCACCGGAAATCAAAGAAGCGGTGAGTGAAGTTGCGAAGGAAAAACAGAAATCTGAAATTTTAGATCAAAAGCTAAAACAGGCGGAAACCAAAACAGAACAATTGAAAAAGAAAATTGAAAGTTTGGTTTTTAAAGCCATTCAGAAAGGCAAATACAAAACTGACAGCAGTAATATTTTAATAAAATACGCCAATGATAAAGCTGCATTAAAACCAAATACAAAACTTATCTATTGGGAAGAAATTCCCCGTAAATGGATTGGTAGACTATTGAACAAATATGATTTTAAAATACGGATTTATGAATATCAAAACGGTGAAAAAGTTTATTTGGATTAATTTGATTGTTTTATTCTTTTCTTGTTCTTCAAGAAAAACAAATACTAACATTCAGAGTGAAGAAAACCGTTCAAAAATCGAACAAAACAGATCAAGCGAAACCAATGTTCATATTAAAAGAACAGAGGTCGAAAACGAGCATAAAGAAGTTTCAAAATTAAGTTTGTCTATAAAGAATAATCAAAATTCATTGCCGAATTACAATACTGGACCTCAGCAAGATTCAGAAAATTGCCCTAAACCCCGAAATGTTACATATCGTGATAAGGATGGAAATGAAGCAATTATTCCGATCAATGAAAATTCTGAAATCAATCTAAATTCTGAAACAACTGCAGAAACAAAACTCAAACAAACAGAACAATATCTTTCCGAGCAAACCAAAATAAATGAATTATTGAAGAAAGAAAATGAAGAACTGAAAAAATCAAAAACAAAAAGTTCAGAACGTTCAGGAATTTCATTCAGTTCATTATTATGGATTATTCCATGTTCGGCAATTGCCGGAATAATTATATGGTCTTTAATTAAAAATTTCATTCCTGCCTGGTTTAACACTATTGTAAAACAATTAAATAAAAAAAGATGATTTTTATATCAGCAGGACATCACAACACAGACCCGGGAGCGGTCGCCAATGGTTATGTTGAAAGGGACTTAACAAAAGATGCCCGGAACTTAATCATTCCAAGTTTAGATTTAAAGAACGTTATTCAAGACAAGGATTTTGAAACAAATTCACAGTATCAAAGAAGAATCAAGCCGGGCAGCGGATCAGTTGTTTTTGATATTCACTTTAATTCAGGAAGTCCTGCAGCCGGAGGAACTGAATGTTATGTAAATGCAAAGGATTTTGCAGATAAAAATTCCTTGTCTTATAAAATGGCTGATGAAATTTCAAAAGCAACATCCCGAATATTAGGTATTCGCAATCGTGGTGTAAAAGCCGACAATCAAAGTCAACATTCAAGAATTGGAATTTTGAATTTGGGATCTGGTATTTCCGTATTATGGGAGATTTGTTTCATTTCCTCTGTAATCGATATGCAAAACTATATCCAGAAGAAAAACGAACTTTTAAAAGAAGTTGCTGCAATTTTGGAAAAATATGATGCCTTAAAATAAAACTGAATGTTTAACCAAAGTGATCAAATTCGACCACTTTAAAAAAATGAGATGTGTTTTATCTGTTCCCGGACGTGTTTCCGGGATTTTTTTCATAAACCACATAACAATATGGTTTCCCATAAGATATTTTATATGATTCAGAATATTTTTACTTCATGGACGAAGTAGAAATATTAATTGTTAAGTATCTTGCTGAAGGATTAAGTCAGCAAGAGGTATCAGAAAGGTTAAAAAAAGATGGTATTAAACCGAATAGTTTAAGTTCAGTTGAAAAGCGTTTGAATAAAATTAAAGATTTTTATAAAGCTAAAACTCTTTTTCATCTGGCATGTATTTTACATAACAATAAATTTTTAGCATGTATGGATTCCCGTAATTATGAATAAAAAATATTTATTATATTCGACAATTATATATTGAAACATGAATCCATCATTGTATTTTAATTTGTGGAAACATCATCCTGGAAGAAAAAGCACTCCATGTGATAAAAGCGAATATCCTAATCAATGCGCTATTCGTATGAGCGTCGCTTTGGCCTTATCAAATGTTGATTTGTCAACATTTGACGGTGCAAAATGTTGGATGTCTCATGAAGATAAATTTAAACATATTCTACGAGCACAAGAATTGGCAACCTGGATGCATAAACATCCTGAAATTTTTGGACATCGTAAATTGTTTACTAAAAAAGAATACCCCAAATTAAATCATACTGATTTTTGGAAAATGAAAGGGATCATATTTTTTGAAGATGGCTGGGGCCCAACTGATCATATTGATATATGGAACGGTTCCGAGTTGAAAGGCGGAGATAATGATTATTTTAACGTAAATTATAAAAGTATATGGTTTTTTCAACTTCTATAAATACAATCAAATTTATTTTATTTTCTTCTGTTGTTCTAGTTTCATGCTCAAAGGTTTCAAAAGAAAATAGAAAACAAAGCCACACAGTAAAGTCAAAATTTACTGTTACAGACACTACAACAGTGAACGGTGTTGTTTTAGAGTTAATTGATAATAATGGAAAAGGAGAATTAAAAGTTAATTCTCATAAATACAAAATATCAGGGGATATAAAAGTAAATGCTCCATGTTATTTCTTAAAAAATAACAACAAAATTCTGTCTTATTCTTATCCTGACATTGGTGTAGATAATACAATTTTAATACAAGGAAAATCGGGTCTTCAAGGAATAATTTTCAAAAAAGATAGTATCATATATGAAGATTATTTGAGTACTATACATTCTTATGATGTAAAGATAGGTGCTGATGAAATTGTGTATTATGGCTTTGCCCACCGAACTCACAAAATAAAATGATCATTTGTATTTTAATACATCTGTTAAATCAGAGACCTTTAAAAAACACGAGGCTGTCCTAAAAGTTTGGACAACCTCATATTGTTAAATACAAATATCAATATTTTTATTTTTTTCAACTTGTTCTATTTCGTAATCTACTGCATATATTTTGGTTGTTCTCTCCGACGTGTGTCCTGCAGCTTCTTTAGCTATTGATATTCCATAGATTTTTGCAACAAGATTAAGATATGTATATTTTAAAGCATATCCTGTTATATTTAAACCTACCTTTTTAAAATATTTTGTACACAAGTCATACAGGCTATTTGCTTTAACGGGCTCATCATTTGGTAGTTGATTATGACTAAATAAGTATTGTCCCGGTTTTGCTCTATCGTAAATTATTTTCCAATATTTAAAAGCATTTAAATTGATAGCTCGCATTGCTCTTGTGTGTTTACCTCCCTTTAAAAGATGTATCCAAAAAACACTTTTTTCAAGCTCAACATCTTCTTTTTTTACTTTTACCATTTCTTCAAATCTGCATCCTGAGTATAAGAATATATACATAAACATATACACATTTAGATTTATATGTTCTATTGAATGAAATTTATTCCAATCTTCATCAGTCCTAATGATTTCCTTTTTTGCAGATTCATGCGGTAATTTTGAAATGCCTCTGACAAAATTAACTTGGAAAATGTCTAAATCATCTGTGAAGTAAGTAAAGCAAGCTGAAAGATGCGATTTTGTTTTATTTATTCTGTAATTACTGTGATTATCCTTTTTCATGTATTTAAGGATTTGCTTAATATCACTTTTTGTAATGTCTTTAATTTTCTTTTTGTGTAATCCCAGTTTGGTCGCATACTTGGTGATATGCTTCATAGAGTTTTCCATATCGGTTCTAGTTGTATCAACACATTCTTTTTCTGCTATGCAAATATTACATGCTGCTAAAAATAAAGTAGCTGGGTTTACTATATCTAAGCCTGAATTGTCTTCATATTTTTTAGTTTTAGGATTATATCCTAGTTCTAGCATATAAATTTCTTCTTCAATAAGACGCTTAGTTTCTTGTACTCTCAAAGCATGATCTTTAATGTGATTCATACCTTTGAATGTGGCTTCTTGTTCAATTCCATTGGCATCAGTAAAGATGTAACGAACAATCCAATTTTTTAACACAGATTTTTTTGAAGTCTCCCAATTTATCGGATAAACTTTCATGTTAGAATAAGATTTCAT